TCAGATCAAGGTTGACCAGGTCGGAACATTGAAACAACGTGCGGTATCGACCGAAGTCAAATTGTCGGCAGACCGTGTTCAGACTTCGATTTCCGGTGATAAGTTCGGCAATTGTATATGTTCTGCCGTTGACACGGAAGCAGAAATCGACGGTCTGATTGACGAATTGTGCGATATCAGGGAAGCTGCAAAGAACACGATTGCAGAAATGGACGATGCCACAGAAAAGGAAGTGTTGTATGACCGGTATTTTCTGTACAAGAACATGACACAGATATCTGTTGCAATCGGTCGTTCTGTACGGCAGACACAAAGGATCCACGGAAGTGCATTGTCTTCATTCGGTCTTTTAATGGGTTTTAGTATCGAAAATGCAACGGTTGACGTAATATAGTTTAGATTTCTTGACATTGTGTCATACCTGATGTATGATTATAGTACAAGGAAAATTATGTAAAGCACTGACGAAATATCGTTGGTGCTTTTTGTATGTATAGGATGGTGCGTTATGGCAAGAACACAAGGATCCGGAAAATTCCGCACACCAAAGTCCATGTGGGATGCCTGGTGTGAATATAAAGTCGATTGTGACGGTAGAACGAAGAAACAGACAACCTTTTCACAGAAAGAAGGTCGGCACATCACTGAAGAAGTACCAGCACCGGTTTCATATTCGTTCAAAGGTTTTTGTTTGTGGGTTGGAATGACAGAAGAAAATTTCTATCTCACATATCAAAAATCAAACAAAGATAGATTTAGTTCAGTTATCGCACGTATGAAGGAAGAATGCGAAATTGACACGAAAGAAAAGCTGGAATCCGGTCAGATTGAATCAAGATTGTCCGGATTGTTGCTTTCACGATATGGATATTCCACAACGGTTGAACAGAAAACAGATTTCACCAATATCGACAAACTGATTGAAGGCATTGACAGAATGGCGGATGCGTAATGGCTGCATTCAACCTTTCTGAAATGCAAAAAGAGTATTGGCGAAATTGTAACCATCGTTGGAATATCAAGACCGGTGCAACCGGTTCAGGAAAAACATATCTTGACTTTTATCTGATACCAAAAAGGATTCGTGCTTGCAACGGATCCGGATTGATTGTGTTGCTTGGAAATACCAAGTCAACCTTACAAAGAAATATCATTGATCCGATGCGTGAAATCTTCGGTGATTATTACGTCGGCAACATCAATTCATCAACGAACACGGCAAAGTTGTTTGGTCGTTCGGTTTATTGTCTTGGTGCTGACAAGGTCAACCAGGTTTCAAAGATTCAGGGTGCGACGATTGAATATGCATACGGTGACGAAGTTACAACGTGGAACAGAGAAGTGTTCGAAATGTTGAAATCACGTCTTCGTTGTCCGAACAGTTTGTTTGATGGAACGTGCAATCCTGATTCACCGACACATTGGTTCAAGAAGTTTATTGATTCGGATGCGGATGTGTATCATCAGAAATACACGATTGATGACAATCCTTTCCTTCCACCTGACTTCGTCAGGGAACTGAAGAAGGAATATGCCGGAACTGTTTACTACGACCGATACATTCGTGGTGAATGGACACGTGCTGAAGGGTTGTTGTTCCCACAGTTCGCAAGCAATCCGAAACGTTGGAACATCGAATACGAAGCTGCAAGGAATCTTCCCATCAATCAAGTGTTCATTGGTTTTGACGTTGGTGGAACAAAGTCACACAGTACGTTCGTTGCAACCGGAATCGTTGGAAACTTCCAACAGCAAGTACGACTTGCAGAATTCAAGGTTGTTCACGATAAAGGAACGGTTGATCCTGACAGATTGTATGAAGGATTCGACACGTTCATGCAGATGTTGAAACAGTATTATCCGGAATATCCGGTCACAAAGGTGTTCGTCGATAACGAAGCACAAGTGATTGAAAACGGTCTTCGGACATTCGTCAGACAACACGGATATTACTGTACGGTGGATGATTGCAAGAAAGTGAAGTTCATGGACAGAACACTTTCGTACAACTTCATCCTGAACACAGACAAATTGATGATTGTGGAATCCATGTGTCCGACAATCGTCGAATCCCTGTCAACGATGATGTACAAGGACACCGACGAAGATGCGTTGTTGGATGATTACACAACAGACGTTGACACATACGATGCAGACTTTTATTCGTGGTCAAGGTACATGGAATTCTTTTATTCGAAGGCGGTGTATAAGTGATGAACAAAACAAACGTCAGTTCAAAATTGATTGCGTTCTTGAAGAAACTTGGATACGAATACAATGCGGAAGCAATGTTGTATATCAACGAATGCAATGATTGGTACAAGAACACAACGACAGACTTTCACAAAAGAAAGACATTGACCAATGTGTCATATGAACTGTCATCACTGAATTTTGCAAAAAGATGTTGCGGTGACGATGCAAACCTTTGTGAAGTGGTTGAAATCAACGGTGGTGAAAACGAAAAACAATTCGATTTCATCAACGAAGTCCTGGAAGACAACCGGTTCGAAGTGATGTATCGCAAGCAGCTTGAAAAGATGTCTGCCCTTGGAACGGTTGGTGCGTATGTCCTGATTCAGAACGGTGACTTGATGTCAGACGGTACGATTCAGGGTGGTGACATCCGCATCAATTATTGTGATGCAGATTGCATCATTCCATTGACGGTCATCAACGACGAAGTCATTGAATGTGCATTCTTCGGATACAACCTGAACCGTGGTCAGAAACGACAGATTCTTGTTGTGTTTACGAAGAACGAAGGCAAGTACAAGTGCGACACATATTACTTCGACGATAAAGGATCCACAACAGATGATTCGATTTCCGTCCAGCTTGGTGAAGTGAAGCCGTTTGCAATCATGCGTACGGCAGAATCAAACAACATCGAAAACATGGACGGATACGGATATCCGAAGTTGTATTCGGCAATCCCTGTTTTGAAGGCACTTGACCTTGCGTACAACATTTTATATTCCGACTTGGACAAGGGTGAAAAAATCGTCCTGGTCAATGAAATGTTGTGTGAATTCGACAAAGACACCGGAAAACCAAGACTTTCAAACGAACAAAAGAAGATGTTCATGTTGATGTCACAGAAATTGTCCGGTGATCAGGTCTTCGTGAAAGAAATCAATCCTGAAATCAGAATTGATGCGATTGACAATGTGTTTGAAACTTGTCTTTCACTACTTTCCATGACGTTTGGTTATGGCACGAAGAAATATACCTTCGAAAACCATCAGATTCAGACGGCAACACAGTACATCGGTGAACGTCAGGATGCGATGCAAGAACTGAACAAACAACGTTCTGAAGCTGAAGCATATATCACCGACATCTGCCGTGCAATCATGTGGTTTTCGAACACGTTCAAGAAGACAAATTGGAACGTGGACGAAGATATATGCATCGAATTCGATGATTCGTACATCACAGACCGTCAGACGGAACTTGAAACACTTCGTGCGGATGCGATTTCATTCCCACAAGTGCCGGAATTCTTGATTCAGTACGTCATGACACGTCTGAATTGTGAACGTGAAGAAGCAATGAAATATATCCAGGCTGACACGTACGAATCCGAAGATATCGACGATGTGGAAGATTAAAGGTGGTGTGAACGATGTCACTGAATCAGGATCAGATTGATATTCTTGCAGATAAATACATCATCAGTTTGTACAAGAACTTGGAACGTGATGTGATTGGTGACATTGTACGACGTGTGAAGAAGTGTGAACGATGGACGGAAACAGCCGAAATCGAAGCCAAACACCTTCGTGAACTTGGTTATTCACCGAAAGAAATTCAAGCGAAAGTCCTTCAGATGCTTCGTGCCGACAAGGAATTTCAGGATTTCATCGCACAAAACACGTTGGAACACAAGAAATACGTGATGGATTGCATCAGACAGACCGAACGTGATGCGAAAAAGGCTGGTGACAAGATGGTTGCCGAAGCCGGAAATATGTCATTCAACAATGACCTTTCCATGTGGGAAGAAGCCGGAAAAGACCTGACGAAGCCGAACAACATGACACAGATGGTCAATGCATTCCAAAAACAGACGAATCAGGAACTTCGAAACCTGACACGGACGATGGGATTCAAAGGAACGACGTTGGAAAATGTATCGACGGCATTCCAAAAGGAACTTGACCAATGTGTTGTCAAGGTTGCTTCCGGATCCTTTTCATTCGATGCAGCCTTGAAAGATTGCATCAGAACATTGTCGAAAAGTGGTCTTCGAACAATCGACTATGCTTCCGGAAGGACATATCAGATTGACACGGCATCAAGAATGTGTGTCAGGACGTGCATTTCACAGTTGTCCGGTCGAATCACGGAAGCAAACATCGAATCAACCGGTGTTGACCTGGTAATTACGTCACAACACATCGGTGCAAGACCTGAACATGAAGTTTGGGAAAATCAAGTGTTCGCATACAAGGGAAAATCCAAGAAATATCCGGATTTTGTCGAATCAACCGGTTATGGAACAGTGACCGGATTGAAGGGTGCGAACTGTACACATGAATTTTATCCATATTGGGAAGGCATTTCAGTGATTCCGGACAAGAAAGTCGAACCGGATCCGGTCGAAGTAGATGGAAAAACATACACCTACTACGAAGCAACACAGGAACAACGTCGAATGGAACGTTCAATCCGTGCCGACAAACGTGAACGTGATGCCCTGAACAGTATTGGTGAAGATTCTTCGGAAGTAAGGAACAGAATATCAAAGAAAATCAATGATTATCACCGATTTTCACAAGAAATTGGCATTCGTGCCAAAGATAATCGGTTGTAATACATTTCGCACGGTGGTGAAGTCCGGTATCACGTCCAACACATTCGTTGGAAGGTCAAAGGTTCGAATCCTTTCCGTGCAATTCGGCAATTGTGCCGTGATTCCCTACGGTGGAAAGCACCGTCAAATAAACTTTTTGGAAGAAAGGAAGTAAAAGAACATGAAGAACATTGAAACAATCTTGTCAGAAGTCGAAGGAATCGAACTTACTGACGAACAGAAGAAGTCAATCGTGGATGCTGTCAATGAAAATTACAAGACCGTCAATGATTGGCAGAAACAGGTGGACAAGGTCAACAACCTTACCCAACAGTTAACCACCACGAAAGACGAACTGAAGAAGTTCGATGGTGTCGATGCGGATGACCTGAAGAATCAGATTGCAGACCTTCAGAAGAAGTTGAAGGATGCAGACGATGAACTTCAGACCAAACTTGCCGACAGGGATTTCAATGATCTTGTGAAAGATGCGATTCAGAAAGCAAACGGAAAGAATGCGAAAGCAATCACAGCACTTCTTGACCTTGACACACTGAAGAAGTCCAAGAATCAGGCAGCCGATGTTGCAGATGCAATCAAGAAACTTTCTGAAGCTGAAGATTCATCCATGCTTTTTGGTGAATCAGTTGTAAAAGGCGGTGTTGATACGGCTGGATCCGTGTCGAAGCCTTCAGGCGGTTTATCTGCCGTTGAACAGGCTTTCTACGACAAGAATCCTGACCTTCGACCAACAGAGTAAAAACAAATTTTGAAAGGTAGGTAAAATACTATGGCACATGATCTTCAGGAAAGATATGCAAAGATGGTTCTTGCAAAGATTCGCAAGGAACTTGTATTAAAGGACGGTGTTGTTTTCAACAACGATTACGAAGGTGATCCAAAAGCCGGTGCGGTAAAGATTCCTTCACGTGATTCCGAAGTTACTGTTTCCGATTACGACAAGGCAAACGGAATCAGTGCATCTTCAGGAAGCACAACTTACATCACAATGAACATTGACCAGGACAAAGCGGTCAACGAAGTCATCGACGGTTACGATGCACAGGCTGTTCCGGACAACCTTGTTGCCGACAGACTTGATTCTGCTGGATATGCACTTGCAAAGGCAGAAGACACAGCCGGTGGAAACGTTCTTGTTGCTGCTGCAACAAAGGTTTCTGAAGCAACACTCACAAAGGACAACATCTATGCAAAGATTGTTGACCTTCGTACAAGAATGTCAAAGGCAAACATCCCTAACGATGGCAAGAGATATCTTCTTGTTACACCTGACACACTTGCACTCATTCTGAAAGCACCTGAATTCATCAAGGCATCTGACCTTGGTGATGCTGTTGTTCAGACAGGTGCGGTTGGTAAGATTGCCGGATTCCTTGTAATTGAGTGGAACGACGAAACAGCAAACCTTGCAATGGTTGCTGGTCATCCTAAGTTCGCAACAAGGGTTCGTGAATTCAGTGTTCCTGTTCATGTTCAGGATCTGAACGGTTCAGGTAACTACATCGGTGCATCTGCCGTTCAGGGACGTGAAGTATTCGGTCACAAGGTAACAAGAAGTGTTGCAATCAACGCTGTCTTCGTACCTGGTGCATTAACACTTGCAGCAGCACAGGCAGCTACAAGCGGAAAGACCGTCATCACCGTTACTGAAACAGCAACATCCGCTTTCAAGTATGTGAAGAATCCTTCCACACTTGCAAAGTACGGTGAAACTTACGACGGAACATCCCTTACATCCGGCACAACACAGATTGCCGTTGCTGAAGGTGACATTCTTGAAGTTGCTGACCTTGATTCAAACGGCAAGGTTGTCAATGTTGGCTACCACGTTGTTGTTGCAGCCGACATCAAGTAATTCATTCTGACGAAAGGA